CTAAAATATTTATTTCGTCATCTGTCAAGCCAATGTAAGGCCGCTTCTCATGTACAAAATAACCGTAGTGTCTAACGTGCTTAGTAAGCCCTATTCTAAACTTAGTTAAGCTAGCCTCTAGTATTACTAGATTATTCATAAGCTGCCCACTAAGCACTAAGTCTACCTCTGCACTCTGAGTGCGCCCCCCCACATCTTGATTAGTCTTAGAACGCTTGCGTGACTCATGTTTATATTGTTCATAGCCCCCCGCATAATACACGCTTTTACCTGTGCGAGATACCCGCCCGCCCTTAGGCTTAAGGCGTGCTCCCTTGTAGGCTACATAAAGGGGCTTTGTAGAGTATTTTTTAAACGGAGCACCCTCTGAGCTTATGCCACTTGCTGTTCGCCGCTTAACAGTGGCTACGGTGTTTAAGGCTACTCGCTTAGTGTCTTGCACTTCCCACACTGAGGCGGGTAAGGTTAGATTTACTTTAACGCCCATAGTTAGTGCCTCATTCCCCTAGCGGGGTTAAAGGTAGAATCATAGCTAGATTTATTATAAGCTCGCCATGACGCCCTAAAATCAGTACTCTTGCCCCCCGCCTTTTCTAGATTAAGCTCACCCTCATCTAGCACCCCATCCCCGTTTAAATCTAAATCTACAGTTCTAAGGGCAAGGTCTAATAATTCCATGCAACGTGCCCGCATGGCGTCTGCGGCGTCTAGCTGTAAATTCATCTCATAGATACGGGCCGCTGTGCAGTATGCGTGGCATAATTCAAAGTCAGTAGCGTTAAAGATTTCATCCTCTGTGACATCTGAATCTATAAGCCTATTTCTAAGCATTAAAGATAGCTCATCTAGGGCCGCTTTAATCTGAGGTGTAAAATCACTTTGACGCCTTGGCACTAAGTCACCTAGTGAAGCAAACTTATTAACCAGTGACTCATGATCTAGCCCAGTGTCAAAGGGTCTAGGGGTGACTTTAATCACACCTTTATCTAGCTTATTTTGTGTATTCTGCCCGTAGTCTACAGTGTAACTAATCTCATATTGATAAGTGCCACTTGTACTAGTGACATTAGCAGATGAGGCGGTGACATACCAGGTAGAAAACTCTAAAGCCGCCGCACTAGATAAGTCTATCTCACGTGGTAAGGGCTCAGCTAATATAGCAGTAGTGCCCACTATCCTTATTACTTTTACACTATACCATGCGTCCCCATCTGTCTTTAAAAAGCATAGCTCTTGATCACGTTCTAAACTAGTACTACTAGCTATAGTGAGTGTACGTCTATCATTAGCTATAGCATTCACGCTAATATCTGCCCGTGAGTGAGTAAGGTTACTAGTGACAGTACTAGACGCCTTAAAAGTTACACTAGGCGTGCCACTTATGGGGGCGGGGCTATTCCATGTAAAAGTGTAGTCTTGACTCGTAACGGCTTTTTTCATTTCCTAGCTCCCTTGTTAGCGTTAGATATATCTTTAGTAGTAGCTTTGTCTAGCTGTGCGGCTTTTATAAAGCCCTCTGTTACGGGACTCCATGAGTGGCGGCAATTATAACCCCCGCCCGCAGTCTTTACGCTAAGACCTTGCCTATTGTTTAAGCGTCTCATCTGTGAATCACTCACCACTTTATCTACTAGCGGTAAACAAAACTTACGAGTTAGCCCATCTATAGGGCCTGTGTATAAATAATACTTAATGCCCGCATCCTCAGCTACCGCCGCAGTCACACTACGCCCGTACATGCTAAGCTTAGTGTTAATCTCTGTGAGCTGTCTACCTTGGGCTTTCTCCATCTTGAGTGCTAAAGCAGACATGGCAGAGCTAACGGGCACATCTACGCTTATAGCTGTGAGTGCATCACGCACACCCGCAGTAATTGTGGGTAAAATGACATCATCAAATACACCCTCTACCGCTGCGGCCTGCATAATATCTAGCTCATTTTGTATAGTGCTTGTAATGCCTAGATTTGGCTGTATTGTTCTCATGGTTTTATTAACTGACTGAGTAATCTTATCAGCTTGGTTAATAAAGTCATCCACTGCTATACCCATGCCCCCTTTAAGGATAAAATCAACTAACTGATCTCTATTTAGAGATAGTAGCGTTAAAGGATTAGTGGCATCTATAGCAGTCTCTAAAGTTTTTAGGAAGCTACCCCTAGCACGTGCTAGGGATGCTTTCATAGTATTCTCAGCTTTGATAATTGTTTTAAGCTCATTTATCTTAGCTTTCGTGATTTCAGCACGTGCCCCACTTTGGTTAGATAGCTGCGTTTTTAAGTCCGCTATTGCTTTCTTATCTGCGTCAACTTCACTTAATAATGTGGGGGTTGCACTATCACACATGGTTACTCACTACATTAAATGCAAGCTGTTAAGATGTAACCAAGGGTAGAGTCAATAGCTTTAAACTGTTGCACTTCCTCTGCGTAGACATAACGGCGGGTAGCATCTAGTGAGTCATATTGACCCGCTACCATATTGCCAAAGTCAAAGTTAAGAGCAGCCACAGGCATGCCTTTAACATTACCGCTTTTTTGTACGATAGCATCACTACCCTTAAGGATACCACAGAAGATGTAATCATCATTCCAAATCTGAGCCTCTGAGGATGTCGCACCAGGGACCGCAGTCTCACGGCGTGCTTGACCTACATAGACATTAGGAATGTTTAAAACATCTCTAATGATTGCTTCTACCGCACTATCATTAAGCACTAAGCTACCGCCAGCCGCAATGCCACTAGGTGTAGCACCTACTGTGAGGTATGATCTAAACTCAGGGTTACGGGCTAAAGCACGTGCTACGCCACGGCCTAAAATAATAGTATCTGGGTTAATGCCATGAGCTGCCGCAAATACTAAGTCTTTAAGCTTATCTAAGCCTGTGAGTGCATCAGTGCCCGCTGCGTCAACTTGGCCGCCCATAACTGCCGTACATGTAGCGTTACTAAATGATGCTGTATCAAATAATAAATCAGCCGCACGCTTTTCTTTAGCTAGCATCATAGTACGTCTTACTTTACGTGCGATGCGTTGCTCTTCACTGCCTGGGTATTGACTATCAATAATATCTTCCATAGCGATACTATCTTGAGCACTATAGATTTTAGCTTTGAAAGTTAAAGACGTTCTATCAAATGAGCCAATGTTAGCACGGCCCGCACCAGGTGCACGCTCTAAGTCTAACTCTGGTGAGCCCATGAAATTACGTGTGTTTTCTAGTAAGAATGTACCGCTACGCTCTGGAACTTTTACATTTTCGAATACTTGACCCGCGATAAGCTGAGAATCACTAGGGATTACTTCACTTACAAGGCTTGTTAGGATCTCGTCGACTGGATGGATATTGCTATATGAACTTGCCATTTATCCTACTCCTTATGCTAATGGGATAGATGGGCGTCTAAATTCTACTAAGATCTGATCATTAATAGATGCACCCGCTTGATTTACGTTAGGAATGACAAAGCATGTAGGGAAAAACGTAGAGTCCGTAGCCTCTGCGGGTTGTACCTTACCGCCAGCCATAGCAGAGAAACGAGGGATAGCACTAAAGTCTGCCACCGCTTCACCCGCAATTACTTTAGTTTCACCGCTTGTTACTACGTCCACAGCTTCACCCGCAGATGCCGCACGCTGTGCTACACCAATACAAGCAACGTCTGTAGGTAAAGTAGTGATAGCCACTTTGCCGTTACTGTCTACACTTACTAGTGAGTACTCAGTGACAGCACTAGCACAGATAAAAGAATGTACTTGATTATTCATTATTAAACTCCATAAGCCTTGCGATAAGATACGGGATCCTGATCACGCACAATATTTAGGGCTTCACTAAATGTTATTTGTTTTTCATTAGCTAAAGTCTTGATCTTCTCACTTAAAGTAGCCTTAGAGATCTCTTGACCGCTTGCTCCATGGCCCACTTCTTGTAGGGGTACAGCTTGACCGCTGGGGCGTTCGCTAAACATCTGCCAGAATGTAGGTTGTAGTTCTTTCATGTGCCAAGCATCCACAGCAAATTTACGCTCTGCGGGTGTAATCTTGCCCTCATTAAGAAGTTGATTAACGGCTTTATCACACTTAATAGCGTTATTCTCTTTAACTACAGTGTTAAGCTGCTCTTTAAGTGCTTGCACTTCATTAAGTAGAGCTACATTAGATGTATTGAATGATTCAGACATTTTTTTAACTTTGTCCTCATCCTCATCCTCATCCTCTGATTTTTTCTCATTATCATCATGCTCAGCCATCTTAGACTTATCATCATCATAATGCTCTTTAAGCTCTTCTTTTTTCTCATCCTCAGCCATAAGCTTAGATTCATTCTCAGCTTTCATGTCTGCGAGCTGTGCCTCAAGTTGCTTAACTAGGGCATCCTTAGCCTCTAGCTTAGCCATGAGCTCTTTTACTTGATCATCCATATTTAGCTCCTCACTTAATGTAATACGATCAATAGTGTTATGTGACTGTGCAGGGCGGGGTGTAAGCGTGATAGCTAAAAGCTGAGCCTCGCCTAGCTTGCTGCCATCTCCCCTACTGAATATGTCGCCATGGATATACTCAGGGCTTGACCACAGTACGCCGCCCGCATTTTTAACAACCTCTAGGCCACGCTCATTGTAAGCTGGTACAGCATAAAGGCCATC